ATTATCGGAGAAGATGGAGAGCCAACAGGCGAAACCGAAAAGAGATATAAGATAGCCGACATCAAAGCAAGTAAAATCTCAGAGATTAAGTCCAAAGCAGGTAAGATGTTAGAACCTACAGATTGGCAAGTTATAAGGAAAGCAGAGAGGGATATAGATATTGATACAGACGTTGCGACAGAAAGAGCAGGAATACTCACAGAAGCCGATAGGTTAGAAGCTGAGGTAAATGCTAAGAAGTCTTACAAGACCGCATTGCAATACAATGTACAATTTTTTCCTTCATCTGACGAAATAGAATAAATATGGCTTTAGGCAAAAGACTAATAAATACAAGTGCGGCTGATGCAGCTTGTTTTACTGATGACGTAAATCCATTTACAGGAACATCTGCTGATAGTGGTGTAGCTTTATATTCTTTAGACTACGATGCTTCGGAAGCAAGTGATTCTTACGATGGCACACCTACTAACGTTGAGTTCGGAGTAGGCGGACAAATAAACTATGGTGCAAGGTTTAATGGTAGTAGTAGTTATATTGATTTACCAAATTTAGGAACAGATGTGTCAGGCTCTAACACAAGAACTTTGTCAGCTTGGGTAAATCTTGATGCAAACCCCTCTATTTATTCAGCAGTGTTTTCTTATGGTACTGCTGCTAATAAAGAAAGTTTTGGTTTATATATAACAAGTACAGGTACACCAAGAGTAAGTTACTATAATCTTAATTATGATACAAGTACAACTTTGACATTAGGTAATTGGCATCATATAGTTGCTATATATAAAGGGGGAAATGTTGAAACATCAACTAATACAGAATTATATATTGATGGACAAATACAAACAATAACCAAAACAGGCGGTTTGACGGGTCTAATTAATACATCTAATTCAAATTATTCTATTGGTTATTATAAAGACACACCCGCTAATTCTTATTTTAATGGCTCAATAGACCAAGTAAGAATATTCTCTAAAGCGTTATCATCTGATGAAGTGGATACCCTTTACGCAGAAACCGCTTGTGTCTATGATTGTACTACTGATGATATAAACTATCCTTTTTCTGATGGAACAAACGTAGAGGCTTATTACAAATTGGATAATAGTGCGGAGGATGAAACAGGAAGCTATGATGGTACTGAATCAAACATTGAGTACAGGTTTGGTCGCTATGGTCAAGCTGCAGTGTTTAATGGAATTGTAAGTGCAAGTAGGTCTAAAATTACAACAAGCGGATTAACCACTTATAATAATTTTTCAATTAGTTTTTGGCTAAATCCTGACGATGTAAATAATACTCGACTTATAATGGGTACTTCTGAAAGTTTTTTGACACAAACAGGTTTTGGTGTCTTTTTTGGATTAACAGGAAATGGTAATTTAACTTGGAGAGTTTCTAATGGAACAAGTGCAGTCGATATAGAAAAATCTTCTATTTCAACAGGTAATTGGCATCATATAGTAATAACACAAAATACAAGTAATAATGAGAAGAAATTATATGTTAATGGCAATTTAGAAACGACAAGTACAAGTACTATAAATACTACAGGGCAAGCATATTCATTAATTATTGGAGGCTATAATACTTATAATAATACACCTTATGATGGCGATATAGACCAAGTACGCATCTATTCAACTGCCCTTACAGATAGTCAAGTAACACAACTTTACGAAGAGAAACAATGCTATATTACTAAAGATGCTGCTGACCCATTTGGGGATAGTAATTCTGTTGCTTTGTATGAAATGGAAAATAATGCCAACGATTCAAGCGGAAATGGTAATAATGGTATTCAATCTAACGTACAATTTACAACAACCGACCCGATTAGGGGAGTTTATGAGGCAAGTTTTAACGGCAGCAGTAGTAGAATTAATACAGGTTATCAGATACCAAGTGGATTATCAGGTTTTTCTGTGTCAGCTTGGGTAAAAGCCGCATCAGTCAAAACTCAATTTATTGTAGGGGATTTAGGAACAGGTGGGGAGTCGGCAGATGGTATGTTTCAAATAAATATAAGCAGTTCAAATAAATTAAGAGCAGCAGTCGGGGGAACAGGAAGTCAAAACATTGCAACTTTAAGCAATTATATAGATACTTGGACGCATATTGTTGTTACTACTGATTCTTCAGGTAATATAATTGGATATGTAAACGGAAGTCAAGTAGGAACCGCAACTGGTAATTCTTTAACCGCAAATACAAAAGATTTTGTGATAGGAACGTTTGGTGATGTAAACCATTCAACAATATTTAATGGAGATTTAGACCAAGTAAGAATATTTGATAGAGAATTAGATGGTACAGAGGCATATCAATTATATGCAGAAGGAGTAAGAGGAACAGGATTGTAATGAAGAAACTATTTTTTATATATGGCTTTTAAATAAATGATGTGGAAGATATGAAGATATTTGGGCTTTACTCTGCTAACATATTTGCTTTGGCATTTAGTGTTAGTGAAGTAAATGAGGTATTACAAATGATTGTAATGGCAGCAACTTTAACTTTTACAATAATACAAATATATAAATCGTTAAAAAAGTAATGTACAATAGCATTAAACCTACACAGAGTCAAATTGAAGGGATTAGACTTACTAAAATAAGACAAAGATTCAAACAACTATTTAGACCACTAAGCAAATGAATAGTAGAGAGCGCAGAGAACTAAGAGGCTATATAGGAAGTGGAGTGGTGTTTTTATTTGTTATTCTGCTTTTGATTTTTCTTTCTTATGTGGAGATACCACAAACCAATAATGATACCTTTAAACTTATTACAGGTGCTTTAGTAGCCACAATAGGTGCTGCTATATATGTGTTTATTGGTAAAGACCCAAACGAACTTGTAGAGTTACAACGTAAAAATGATTCACTTGAAGCAAGGGTAGAACAGTTAGTAGGTCAGAAAGATGCCTATGAGAATTTGATTATTAAAATGCAAGACGATACTATCGATAGATTGCTTTTGAATAAAGCGTTAGAACACGATGACAAATCTTAAATACTTTACACTTGAAGAATTTGCTTCCCCAGACGTACCTCATTCTGGTGAGTACATGGATGCTGACTTCCTTACAATGCTCGACAACGCTCGTGACCTTGCAGGTATTCCCTTTAAAATCAACTCAGGATATAGAACTATCGAACATAACGGAAAAGTTGGAGGAAAACCAAATTCAAGCCACATTGTGGGAAAAGCAGTTGATATCTCAATACAGGGTTCGAGAGAGAGATGGATTATACTTGATGCCCTTATCCAAGTTGGTTTCAATAGATTTGGATTGGCAGATACCTTTATCCATGTCGATTCAGATGACTACAAAGATGCCGATGTTATCTGGACATACTAACACAGTTGGTAGCACGCTATGCCTAAAAAGAAATTCAAAGACACCGCAGTAGGTTCTTTCCTGCTTCAGAAGATACCCAAAGTAGTAAGTGCAATAGCACAAGATACACCTGTAGGGAACGTCATAGAGGCGATTATAGGTGGTTCTGATATGAGTAGTGAGGATAAGGAGATAGCATTAGAGAAACTTCGCTTAGAACGTGCCGAAATGGATGGGGTAACACGTAGATGGGTTGCCGATAGTAGAAGCGGATGGTTAGCACAAAACGTAAGACCATTAACTTTAGTCTTTTTTTCTATTAGCTATGTTGTTGGTTGGTATATGGGGTATCCATTGGATTCAATAACAGGACTACTAAGTGTAGTTATTGGTGGATACTTTGGTAGTAGAGGTGTAGAAAAAGTAATGGGTAATAAACTTCATCAGTAATGGCAAAACAAATAGATAGTAATTATTATAAAAAAGATAAGGTAAAACGCAAAGGTGTTCATGCTAAATCTAAAAGCAGTTTACTTAAATCCTCAAAGAATTATAAAAAAAAGTATAAAGGTCAGGGTAAAAAATAGTGTTTATTGCTTACCTTTGTTTATAGGTTATTTCATAGCCTTATAGTTTTATTGTTTTTCTTCTAAGAATGGCTTGGTTTTATACTGAGCCATTTTTTTTGGCAGTTACAGATTTAATCGTTAGATTTGCTGATAATCAAAATATTTTATTATGAATAGAGAAAAACTATCAAAACTCTACAAGAAGTACGACCTTAGTTCTGATGACGTATTTAAGCATCAGCACTATATGATTATCACAAGGGCAGGTATTGATAAGATACAGGCTATTGAGGGAATCAGTATTAACTATGATGTAATCAATTCTTTGCCTAATTTTGCAGTGGTTAGAGCCAATGCTAGTAAGGGAGAAAAGGAAATTGAAACCTTTGGTTCTGCCTTAAAAGGAGAGACCCATAGAGATGGAAACTGCAACACATGGTATGTCATGGAAATGGCAGAAAAGAGAGCTATGAGTAGGGCGGTTCTAAAGATGACTGGATTCTATGAACTTGGTGTCTTTGGAGAAGATGAGTCTGATGACTTTAAAAGAAAGAATATTTAACCTTTATTTTTATAATTATGAGCGATAACGCTAAACAAAAGAAGTACGTTGGAAACGGAAAACAAGTTGTAAATCAATCAACTGGAAAAAAGTACGAATTAGTTAACTTTTCTATCGAAATGGGTAAAGCTGAAGAACACATTTACGAGTACAAGGGAAGGAAATGGCTAAGAATGACCATGGGTTCTAACAAGGATGGTGTTAATGAGTATGGTCAAACCCATAAAATTTGGATTGACGAATACAAACCAGACACTAATAAGAATCAAAATGATACCGCTCAAGCTCCAAAGAAAGAGTTCAGTGGTGATGGATTGCCATTTTAATTTAATGTTTACATGGGGGTAGGACAATAGTTTTATCCCCATTTTTTTTACTATTATGAAGAAGAAAACTAAGTTTATAAATATCAATGTTGCATTCATGAATAAATCACTTTCTGTGACCGAAACGGCACTACTTTCATTAATTAAGGGTTTAAGTAAGAAGCGAGGATACTGCTACGCTTCAAATAAAGCGATTTGCGACACTTTAAACATATCAGACAGGACTTTATATAGGATGCTGTCTAAACTCGAAGCACAGGGCTTCCTAGAGCGTGATACTAAATCTACAGGTGGTAGGTTTGGAAAGGAACGTAAGATAAGACTATCTGCAACTGCCAATATGACAGATTATATTATATAGTATATATATATAAAAAATAAATAACTATATATACCATGTTATAATTATATAATACAGTATAATGATTTTAGAAGAAAATTTTAGTAGTTTAGGCATTAGGTTAAAAGGAAACAGTGTACAGCAAAAAGTACAATGCCCTAATTGCTTGAAGCTAGGCAAAGAAAACTATAAAGACACCTGTTTAAGTATAAACACAGAAGAAGGTTTATATAATTGCCATAAGTGTGGATGGCAAGGTGTATTAAAAACAAAAGGTATTCAGATGAATAAAACAAAGAAAAGCTATAAGAAACCACAAAAAAGTAATTTAAAGAAGCTAACTAAAGATGGCAGGAAGTTTCTTAATTCAAGAGGTATTACAAACGAAGTAATAGATAACAATAAAATAGTTTCCTCTGTAGATAACAAGAGTATTGTTTTTCCATATTTAGTAGATAAACAGATAGTAAATTATAAAACTAGAGGCATTGACGGTAAATTCTTTACGCAGTCTAAAGATGCCGAACCAGTTATTTATAACTATGATGGATGTGTAGACCAAGATGCTATTGTAATATGCGAAGGTGAAATGGATTCTTTGTCATGGGAAGTGGCAGGAATACCTTTCCATACAAGTGTAAACATGGGAGCTCCTAATGTTAACGATAAAAATATCGACAAGAAATTAGAGTGTATTACTAATTGCTATAGCGTGTTTGAACGTGCTAATATAGTTTACATAGCTACAGATAATGATGATAATGGCAGAAACCTAGAAAAGGAACTTGTCCGTAGGTTTGGTGCTGATAAATGTAAATTAGTCGATTTAAGACCGTTTAAAGATGCTAATGAGGTATTACTACAAGAAGGTGTAGAAAGTCTAAGAGAACGTCTTAAAATAGCTCACAGCCCTAAGATTGAAGGTATCTTTTCTGTAGATGATGTTAGTGATAGTATGTTAGATGGTTATCACAATGGTCAAGAGAGAGGAACTACAACTTATATTCCTGCCGTAGATAGTGCTTGGACATGGAGAAATGGTGAGGTAAATATCTGGACTGGATATCAGAACGAAGGAAAGTCTATGTTTCTTAATCAACTGGCAACAATTAAATCATATTATGATGGTTGGAAGTTTGGAGTTTTCTCTCCTGAGAATATGCCAATGAATGATTTCTTTAATGATATTATTGAAATGTATATGGGTAAGAGTGCCGACCCATTCTATAAAAGTCATCAGATGTCTATCAGTGAATATAGGGATGCCATGGATTTTGTAAAGAAACATTTCTTCCTGATATACCCTAAGAAGGATTTTACTCTTGATAACATTTTTCATCGTGCTAGTTATTTAGTTAAGACAAAAGGTATTAGGAGTTTGATTATAGACCCATACAATACCGTACAACATAAGATGAATAGAGGTGAACGTGAGGATTTGTATATAAGTAGATTTATGAGTGAACTTAAAAGGTTTGCTTTAGACTATAACATTTCAATACACCTTGTGGCTCATCAAGTCACTCCAATGAAAGCAGATGATGGTAGATACTACAAACCTGATGTGAATCGTATAAAGGGTGGAGGTACATTCGCTGATAAGGCAGATAATGTTATGTTTATATGGAGACCTGAGAGAGCATTAGATTTTTCTAATACTGCTGTGATATTTGGCAGTCAAAAGATTAAGAAGCAAAAGCTAGTGGGGATACCACAGGAAGTCCATGGAATACATTTTGATGTTAAAACACAAAGGTATATGTTTAATAATTCAACACCGTTTACGGATATAGATGCCAAAAGAAGTTAAAATTACTTTACCCACTCATTCATTTAGTGGCAAAAAGAAACTGTATTTGAATCTAAATCAGTACAGGAATTGGCATCACTCTGTTAGTGGTAATGTTAAACGTAACTACTATTATTTGATACAGGATAAATTAGACTTTGAATTTAGTGGCGAAGTATCTATTCATTATAAATACTATGCTCCTGATAAAAGAGTTAGAGATTTAATGAATGTAGTTAGTGTGGTAGACAAGTTCTTTCAAGATTCCATGGTAATGTGTGGTTGTATATTAGCAGATGATACAAGTATCGTTAAAAATATAACTGCTAAGTACATGGGAATAGATAGAGGGAATTCAAGGATAGAAGCAACAATTAAATCAGTTTAATATGTATGTACAATTATTCCCAATATATGGGATTATGGTAGGAATCAATTACTGGACTACTACTTTAGATACTGACGATGACATCGATGAAGATGAACATCTAGTTCAGGTAATGTTTTTTATAATCGGTATATCATTTCACTTTTGGAAAAAGAGAGATTAATAGATTTATTGGCAAAGAACCATAATGACTGGGTTAATATGGCAAAGTCTTTTGGTTGCACCAAAGAACAATCTCATGAATTGGTACAAGAGATGTATGTGAGACTTAATAAGTACATAGATAAAAAAGATAAGATTATGTACAACGAATCAGAAATAAACACATACTACGTTTATGTTACGCTTAGGAATTTGTTTCTGTCTGGTTTTCACAAGGGAATAAATAAGCATCACCTACCTTTAAACGATGCCATAGATGTTGAATCTAGTGTTGTAGATTATGAGAATGAAGATACATTTAATAAACTTGTAGACGAAATAGACGGTGTTGTTTCATCTTGGTATTGGTACGATAAAAAGATATGGGATATACACTTCTACAATAAAATGAGTATGAGAAGAATAGCAAGAGAAACTAAGATAAGTTTAAGTTCAATTTTTAACACACTTAGTAATGCCAAACAAAAAGTCAGGGAAAAAACCGAAGAGTACTATCAAGAGTACAAGCAAACCAAGTAAAGGATTAGGAGACACTATTGAGAAGATAACCACAGCTACTGGCATCAAAAAAGCAGTAGAATGGCTCTCCGATGGAAAAGATTGCGGATGCGATAAAAGACGTGATTTTCTAAACAAGATGTTTCCTTATAAGAAAGTAGAATGTCTTTTAGAGCCAGAGTATGAGTTTTTAGATAAATACTTTATAGCCAATAAGAATTCTATAACACAAAGCACTCAGAGAGATTTAATCAATATATTTAACAGGGTGTTCAATGAAAAAGCAGTTCCTACAAGTTGTAGTCCATGCTTTAAAAATAGAATCCATAACGAATTAAAGAAAGTATATGAACAGTACAAGTCTGATAAAGAACAGAAATAAAGTAAAGCAAGTTATAGACTTTACAGGAGTACAGAACGGAAAGCTCCATCCATCAGATATTGATGGTGTACTTGAATTTGATAATAAGGTTTTAATTCTAATAGAGGTTAAACGTAAATTCAAACCTATTCCCACTGGACAGAGGTTGTTACTGGAAAGGATTAGTGATAGTTGGCACACGAATGAAAAGTCTATTGTTTTAAAGGTAGAACACGAATGTGATGATGATAGTATAGATATACCTCTTGATAAATGTAAGATTACAAGGGTTTATTATAAGAAGCATTGGGTTACACTTCCAGAACCACAGGGATTTGTAAACTACGTTAATAATTTAGGAAGAGAGTGGGATTGTAAAAAATGTAAATTTTAAATGTATGGGAGACAGTATTTCTAAATGGTGGACAATGAATGAGAGTCACAGTGAAAAGCCAAGAGTAACTAAGAGACTGAAGGATATTAGCGACCCTATAGTTGAAGATGTAAAGAATCTGCTTACCGTTAGAAGTAAAGTAGGTATTGCTAAATATGATACCACACTCTATGATAGTAAACTCACAACACTACAATGGTTACAGCATCTGCAAGAGGAACTTTTAGATGGGGCTTGTTATATTGAACGATTAAAAAAGGATTTAGATAAATGAAAGAAGTTACATTGTTAAACATGAAAAGAGAGATTAAGGAACTACAGATTTATTGTGTTGCCCTCTCAAGAAAATTAGAAAAACTAGAATCAGATAATAACAATAAAAAAGAGTAATTATGCCATTAAACATGAAACCAAAAAAGTACGAAGAGAAAGTAGATTTCAACAAGAGATGTATGAACAATGCAAAAGTTATGCAGGAGTTTCCTGATAGGGAACAACGCTTCGCTGTTTGCCAGACTTATTGGAAGGGGAACTTTGACCCTAAACAATAAAGTGTTAAAGTTTTTGTGATTGGTTATTTTTTTATATAGCTTTGTTTAAAACAATAAGGCATGAAGATAATATTCAACCTCCCCAAGTTATTTATCATATTCCTGCTTCTTATATTCTTTATGATATTTGAAGGATTGGTAGTGTTGGTTTACTACATTGTAGAATCTCCACTATCATTCATTAAAGAATCAATAGAAAAGATAATTAGAAAACTATTAAAATACGTAAGGTAATGGGAAAGACTAAAGAACTTTTAGAGTACGAGTGGTTCTTAGAATCACAGAGAGCAGAACTCCATTGGATGGAACAAGAATATGAACAATCAAAAAACGATTATGCAAGAAAGTATAACAACCTTAGACAACAAGGTCTGGTCTAAATCAGAATTACTAGAGAAGATGATGGATGATGAATTCTATTATCAGTACCTAGGGAGAAACGTCTTATCTAGTAGCTCTGTAAAGAAACTACTAGACTCGCCAAAAGCCTATGAGGATTCTTTGTTGGTTGGTTCTAAAACTAATCCTGCATTTGAATTTGGGTGGCTATTCCATACAGCGATACTAGAACCTCATGTATATGAGAAGCAGGTGTTCGTGGATATAAAGGGTAGAAATACAAACGTATTTAAGGAAGCTCTAAAGGAACACCCAAGACCATTCACTATGAGTGAGAAGGAACAGGTAGAGAGATTGGCAGAATCGTTCTACAATAATTCAAGAGCTGTTGATATAATGCAACATACCCAGAAGGAAGTTCCTGCTATCGGTAATCTATTTGGGATGCCATTCAGAGCTAAGGCTGATGTCTTAGGGGATGGATATATAGTAGATTTAAAAACTACAGGAAACATAAATAAGTTTGAATACTCCGCAAGGGAATATCTTTATAGATGTCAGGCTTACATTTACTGCAAGTTATTTGATGTAGGTTATGAGGATTTTACTTTTATAGCTATCGACAAAACTACAGCGACCATTGGATTCTATGGGGTAAGCGAAAGGTCTTTCAATGCAGGTAGATATGACGTTGAACAGGCTGTGGATGTCTACAATGAATATTTTGTAGAAAAGAACAAGGAGATTTACGACTACGAATTAGAAGGAGATATATAATGTATAGACCTTTGCCAGAAGAATTAACGATAAGAAATAGCAGTATACATGGACAAGGTGTGTTTGCTACGGAAAAGATTGTAGCAGGGCATTGTTTTGGAGTAACCCATCATTATACTGAGAAACTAATTAGAACGCCTCTAGGAGGGTTTATAAACCATAGCGATAGTCCTAACTGTTTTATAAAAGATAATGAAACAGAGAGTCTACTATACACCGTGAGACCTATAAAAAAAGGAGAAGAACTAACAGTATATTATAGAAAATATGATATTTGAAACGATAACTATCTTTTACATAACAGGAATTGTAATGTTATTAGTAGTTTTATTTTTAGAGAAGTAAATGTATTTAGATAAGCAAGAATGTTTTAACGACATACTTCATTCACTTAGGTTGGGTGTTTTGTTCGAAGAAGACATAAGATACCTTTTGGAATTCTATAAGGAGACTGAAAACTACGAATGTTGTCAGGGTGTTGTAGATGCTTACGTTGAATTTAAAAGAGAAATAAATGGAATTATCACAGATTAGAGAATTAGTAGAAAGTGAATTTAAAATAGATATATCTCAGGCAACAAGGATAAGAGAAGTTGTTTATGTCAGAAACTTATATTATAAGTTAGCAAGAGACTATACTTCGTTTGGGTATTCTGATATAGGCAAAGAGATAAATAAAAATCATGCAACGGTAATTCATGGGGTTAAAACTATGGAAGAGGTAGTGTTACTTTATGATTCTAAGTTTATAAAGGCTTACTCTAAAATATCAAGAATACTTAACAAGCTGACAAATGACCCTAAGAAATATCTTGAGCCTGATAGTTACTACAGAGAGAAGTATAAAGAATTGGTATTCGAACACAGGAAGCTCATCCATATATTTAGAGATGTAGATAAGGAATTGAAACGTGTTAAAGGATTGGAGGTTTCTCATGGATAATGAAGAAGAAAAAAGACCAATGAAAAGGAAGGTTGATGGCAGACGTAATAACGGTGCTGTCAAAGGTATCTCCAGAGGACAAGGGAGACCTCGTAAGACTGCCGATAAAGATATAGCAGGGATGACCCTCAATGCCATGAAGAAAGCTTTTGGCAGTGAGGAGAAGGCTTGGATAGAGGTTGCCAAATTAGCTAAGGATGGCTCAGTTCAACACATGAAATGGTTGCTTGAGTATAGATATGGCAGACCAAAAGAACAACAGAATATAAATATAGACACCAAGGTTAATATCCCAGTGATAGACTTTAGTAAACCTAAGACAATAGATATAACACCAGAAGAAGATGGCGAGAGCAAAACAGATTAGAGACCCAAAGAACTTCCCAAAGGATTTTTGGAATTACTTAGTGAATCCAATATTAGGATACTATGTAAAACCTGCATCTGAGGTTTGGGGTAAACGTGATAAGAAGGATGAATAAAGATAAAGTAAAGTTTATTCCATGTGATGAATTCGAGCAGATTTATCATAAACAGAAACAAAAGAACGTAAAAAATAAAAGTAAGTATAAATCGTTATATAATATAAATAAAAGAAATTAATGAATGGATATATAAAAAGAAATCTTGGATAAAGTAAATCTAAATCCTAAATACCAATCTCTGTTCGATTCAGATAGCAGATACAGTGTGATTACTGGAGGTAGGGGTTCAGGTAAATCCTTTGCAGTAACAGTGTTCTTGGTGTTACTCACTTATGAAAAGAACAACAAAGTCTTGTTCACTCGTTACACAATGAGTTCAGCGAGTATGAGTATCATCCCTGAATTTATTGAGAAGCTAGAACTGATGGGAGTTATAGAACACTTCACTATAACTAAATATGAGATTATAAACAATCTAACAGGAAGCTCCATATACTTCTCAGGGATTAAAACTGCAAGTGGAGACCAGACTGCCAAACTTAAATCTATTAGTGGTGTCAATACTTTTGTATTGGATGAGGCTGAGGAATTGAATGATGAGGAAAGCTTTGATAAGATAGATTATTCTATTCGTGCCAAAGGTGTAAAGAACAGATGTCTGTTAATCCTAAACCCTACTACAAAAGAACATTGGATATACCAAAGGTTCTACCAGAACAGGGAAATACCAGATGGATTCAATGGTCAGAAGAATAATGTGAATTATATCCACACCACCTACCAAGATAACGTTGAGAATTTAAGCGGGTCATTCGTGAATCAACTGGAGGAGATGAAGGTACGCAGACCTGATAAGTTTAGGCATCAGATAATGGGAGGTTGGCTACAGAAAGCAGAGGGTGTAATCTTCACTGACTGGCAGATTGGGCAATTCAATGAGGGTATAGATTTAAAGGCATGGGGCTTGGATTGGGGATTCTCCAGAGATGCCTCAGCCCTTGTAAAGGTTGCCATTGACAAAGATAGAAAAATAATCTGGGCAAAAGAATATTTATATAAAAAGGGATTGGTTACTTCTAATTTATATGATGAATGTATCAGACACGCAGGAAAGGAACTAATTATCTGCGATAATAGTGAGCCTAGGCTTATTGCAGAACTATCCACCAGAGGATTGAATCTAAGCCCTACGATAAAAAAGAAAGGCAGTATCCTGTCTGGTATTGCACTGATGCAAGACTATACTATAAATATAGAGGGAGAGAATTTAATCAAAGAGTTCAATAACTATGCTTGGGCTGTAAATGGCATAAAACCTATTGATACTTATAACCACCTTATTGATTCATTACGTTATGCTGTACAGTATATGTTGACTCGTTCAGTACCTAAAGGAATGTATATTGTAAAATAAATTTGGTGGAGTCAAAAATAATTTATAGATTTGACTGTTTCATTTGTTTATTTAGTTAATAGTTTGTTTAGAGAGCCACCTGAAAGGGTGGTTCTTTTTTTTGT